AAAAAGGCAAGACGATTTATATTATGTCTGAGGCGCGACTTTCGCCCGAAATGCAGGGTCGCTCAGGTCATAAGTTTGCGTTTACAGCCGACGAATGGGATTACGGAACTGTTTTTGTATTTCCATGTAATGTCTTCGAAACAATTGCCAAGGTTCTTGAGCAGTTGCTAAAGGACATGAGCGCCGCAGGGGAAAACCTCTGTATTATTTGGGACAGTCTTGATGGCGCAATTCTTAAGCAGGATAGTCTAAAGGATGTTTGGGATGGGAAAGAGTCTCCCAAAGTCGCCGGGGTTCCACTTCTAACAAAACTCCTTTTTAAGAGGTTCGCCCTTCCTGTCAATTACAATGATTGTTTAATGATCGTAATAAGTCAGTATTCCACAGAAATCAAACTTGATCCTTATTCCAAGGAACCTCAGAGACAAAACGCGGCCTCTGGAGGATCAAGTCTTAATCATATGAGTAGTTATACCCTAACATATCAATCCAGATATGCGGGAGATATGATTCTTGAAAAACCAAATGAAAAGCCCGATCCGGTCAAGAACAAAACCCTTGGATTGTATGCCACGATTGAAATTACAAAATCCGGCACGGATGTTTCCGGCACAAAAGTAAAGATTCCCATCAAGAAAGGCGTTGTCGGCCCGGCGATTTGGGTGGAAAAAGAAGTTGTGGATATGGCGATGAGTTATGAAATGCTTAAAAGGTCCGGCGCTTGGTATAAGTTTTCTGACGATGTGGTTAAAATGGCAGAGGCTGATGGGATTACCCTGAAAGACTCAATTCAGGGCGAGGCTGGTGTTTTTGACTATTTATCGTCCAATAAGGATGTCCTCGATTGGTTCGAGAAGAAAATCCGTGGGTTTTTAGGAATTGAATAATAAGATATATAATATGAATAAAGATACTATAAGGGTAATGCTAGACCTCGAAACTCTTGGCACTGTGCCAAATTCCGTAATTACTTCAATCGGGGCCGTGAAATTTAACGCATCCGGGATTTCGAGTGAGTTTTATACAAGAGTTGATATTAAAAGCTGCACAGACTTAGGACTCGTTATTGATCCACAAACTATTATTTGGTGGCTTGGTCAAACTGATAACGCACGATTAGAATTGACAAAGCCCGGTATTTGTCTTCCTAAAGCTCTTTTGGATTTTTCAGAGTGGATCGGGGCCGATAACTCTGAAATTTGGGGTAACGGAGCCTCTTTTGACAACGTAGTATTGTCATGCTCATACACAAAGTGTGGCATCGAAAGACCTTGGAAGTATTCTTCTGATAGATGTTATCGAACGATAAAATGTCTTTATCCAGATATTAAAATTGAAAGATTTGGTGAGCATCATAATGCACTTGACGACGCAAAATCTCAGGCGAATCATTTGATTTCTATTTTTTGGCCTGTCGAAAACATCTAATAATATATGATACTTCTATATGACGTTGAAACGTCGGGGCTCCCCGCTAAGGGGAACTATGACAATCCACATCACCCGCAAACCCCAAGATTGGTTGAGTTGGGAGCCTTGCTTTATACAGACGAAGGTAAATTATATGGAAAGTTAGAACTAATAGTAAAACCAGATGGCTTTGAGATTCCCAAAGCTGCCTCTGACGTTCATGGGATTACCACCGAAAGAGCGTTATCGGAAGGAGTTCCATTGGTCGAGGCAATGAGTCGATTTGATAAAATGGTTGATCTTTGCCATACAGTCGTCGCCCATAATCTGAGTTATGACTATTTAATATATCGCGGGGAGTGTATTAAACTTGGACTAGAGGATAAACTAAAGGATAAAACTCACGCTTGCACCAAAGAATTGATGACTGATGTTTGTAAAATTCCTGGTAATTATGGAAAATACAAGTGGCCCACCCTCCAGGAGGCGCACGTTCATCTTTTTAATTACGAATTTTCTGGAGCGCACGGGGCGATGGCAGATATTCAAGCCTGCGCCAAGGTATTTTTCAAACTAAAAGGCATCGACATTTAATGTGAGAATACTTAATATCAGATACAAAGAGGTTTCAGTAAATCCCCAGGAATATATTATTGATTGGGATACGAAAGTCTCGAAACCTCAGAAAAAAGTCACAGATTTCCTACAGCCCTATTGGAAATCTGATCTTGTTTTGCAGGAGTTCCGAATTCCCGGTTCTTTGTTAAGAATTGACCTGTTAAATGTAACAAAAAAGATAATCGTTGAGGTTTCCCCGGATGAGTTGCACTCCAATTACAATCCGTTTTTACATAAGGATCGCGCCGGGTTCCTTAAAAAGCTAAAGGCCGACAATCAAAAGATGGATTGGGCCGAGCGTAATAAGTTTCTTTTTGTGGAATTAACATCGCTAGATATTAAGAATCTTAGTATAGAGCTATTGGTCTCAAAGGGAATTCTTAACGAATCATTCTTAAAAAATAACCCCTGTGACTCTAACTTATAAAACCCTGGATGATAAAATCTACAAAGTAAAACTTGAAAGGTATCAGGCGAAACCTTTTAAGAAAGTGGCCAGTGGATTCCAATATAAATGGAAAAGGTTCTGGATGAATGCTTTTTCAAAGTGTTTTTGGGCCGAGGAGTTTCCTTGTAGGCCACTATTAAAGCATAACTATAGGTTGGATTTATTTAACTTTACAATTGGCATAGCCATAGAAATACATGGCAAACAACACACCGAACTATCTAATCATTTTCATGGAGGCGACCATGATAAATTCATGGAGTCTCTCGCAAAAGATAGAGAAAAAGAACTCTGGTGTGAAAAAAACGGCATTTTTTTAATAAAAGTATACGAGTCAACCCCTTTTGATATAGATTTTTTTAAGAATAGGTATAAAAACATTCGATGGCCCAATTAAATTTTGAAAATGTAGAAGACGATAGTCAAGTCGCCCGCTGGCCAATTTCAAAAAAAAGCAAGAATTGCTTAGTTGGAGCGGGTTATTTAGACTTGGATTCTATAAAACCTCTGACCTTGGACGATCTAAAGGAAATTAAAGGACTTGGAGCCAAAAGCCTAGCAGAAATTAGAGAGTGGTGTAGCTCTAAATTTGGTCTAGTGTTCAAATCCCGGCCAAAGGTTAAGAAAAAAGTTATAAAAAACTACAAAGACTCAAAAAAGGTAGTTGAACATCTTGTGCCGGAGACGAAAGATTGGGGCAACCAGCTTCGTATTGCAGATATACTGATTGAAAAGTATGGGGTAGAGTTGCTCCTCAAAGTGCCCCGGGATGCCAAAATCTACAGTCTCGCATGGTATGCGACCGATTATGGAGATAAGCGTATAAGGCAATACATGGAGAAAGAAATCATCGAAGACGTTTCTGTAGAAAAGGCCAAAGATCTGGTATTTGAAGAGAAATCGGTGTTTGATATAGAGGTCCAAAAACCAAAAACATTAAAGGACTTTCTAGGAATTTAGAATTATGGCGAAACAAATAGACGAAAAGGCAGCGGCGAAGCAGGTAGAGAGAAATGGACTAGCGGCGCTACTTGTATATAACGAATACATCGCAGAAGTGATGGGGATATTCAAGGCGGAGTTCTTCAATTGGAAAGAGCACCAGACCATTTATACTCTTATTACTTCGATTTATCAGGAGAAAGGATCGGTAGATCAGACAGTTCTGATCTTAAAACTCGACCAAGTCGGACTAAAGGAAATAAATGGTCTTGATATGGCTCAATATATCAAAACCTTATGCTCTCTTCCAACAAATAAAGAGTTTATTCTTGATTATTTCCGGGAAATCTATAAGATGCACACCTGTCGGAAGATGTTTGTGTCTCTTGGGCAGGCTCAGACTTTTATTAACCAAAACCTAAGCAAATCCTTATCAGATATTGTGTCTGGAGTTGAAAAGATTACAATTGACTCGGTTTCTGCTAATATAGAAGAAAAGACAAAGATAATTAAACCATATGAGGAGTTGCCAAGGTTTTTATTGGAATTATCAGAAAGACCTTTAAGTTCGTTTCTAAAGACTGGATTCAAAAATTTCGATGCTCAATACGGGGGCTTGATCAAAAAGGGGGTTTATTTCTTTGCCGCCCCATCAAAAGTTGGAAAATCAACCTTTCTTGGATATATGGCTTATCAAATGACTGAAATCGTAGAAAATAACCTAAAGGTTTTAATTCTCGATACGGAACTTGAATCTGAGTTTTGCATGACTCGCGCAATCTCTGCCCTAACGGGAATTAACGAGTATGAGTTTCTTGAGGGGGATTTTGCTAAAAATGTAGATTTTGCCAATAGAACAAAGCAAGCTCTTTCCAATATTGGTCGCCCGAAGGATAGAATCTTTCACTCGTATGTCGCGAACCTTAATATCGACGAAATTATCTCAATGGCAAGAAGGTGGTATATCCAGAATATCCATCCCGGCGAGAACGCTTTAATCGTTTATGACTATGTTAAACTATCTGGCGGAGAAAATTCATTATCAGACCATTGGAAAGAATATCAAGAGATTGGAGAGAAAACAGACAAACTAAAAAAATTCATATCCTCTTTACCTAATGCGTCAATGGCAACCTCTATTCAATTAAATGCGCAGGGAAATGTTGCAATGAGCCAGCAGGTTCTTTGGTTTGCGAACAGTGTCTTTATTTTAAAGAGAAAAACTCTTGAGGAGATTCAAAACGACGGTGAATCGAATGGCACCCATGTTCTTATCGAAAAAGTTTCCAGAAATTTAGGAAGAGCCCACGATGATAGCTTTTCCGTTAAAAATAAAGATGGAGTAGTTGAACACCTCCAAAATTGGATAAATTTCAAATTCCATAACTTTAGAGTCGATGAAATAAACACCCGCCGGGACGTGTATACTCAAAAGGCAATTCAGTTGCGGGCTGACAAGGGTTGCGAAGACGAGATAGATTTTTGATAATAAATAAAACAATTGAGTAACTCTGTAAAAGAAATCTTGATTGATGCTGGTTTCCGTATTGTTATGGAAGCGAATGGCTGGTATCGAATGAAACCATTTTATAGGCATAGTTCTACCGATACAGCCCTTGCTGTTAATGGTCAAACTGGTCGATTTCTGGATTGGGGAACCGGCGAAAAGGGCGATTTGAAGGATTTGATCAGATTGGCAACAGGGGAATCCATTAGCTTTGAATCTTTTACCCCGAAAGACGAACTAAAAGACGATGTAGAGATAAGATTCAATAGGGAGGAAATTAAAGCCCTACTCCCGGCCTATAGCTATTATAATAATCGTGGTATTTCTACGGAAACCTTAAAGGTATTCCAGAGCGGGTATTGCTCCTATGGGAAAATGAACGACCGATATGTTTTCCCCATTATTAATCCTTCTGATTCTAATCCTGACGGAGAACTTGTTGGTTTATCTGGAAGAAATCTAAGAAAACCACCCCAAGATAAAGAGAAAGCAAAGAGTTATATTAAATGGAAGCATCTCGGGCCATCGAGGAATTTCGTATATCCTTATTTTTACAATCGGGAGGAAATCCAAAAATCAAAGAAAATTATCCTTGTGGAATCAATAGGCAATATGATTGCCCTTTGGGAGGCCGGAATTAAATAC